CGGCCAATATGTTTTCGAGTTCTGCCAAGAACACGAAAGACAACTGGTTCACCTGAACGCGATTTGGACGCACCCGATACTTCGGGGACTCGATCAGTCTGATAGAGGTTTCCACACCTTCATCAAACGATCTATCGCGCTTACAAGTTAAGTTCAACCAGTGATAATAACCACCAAGTCCTGTCTCACAGTCTTTTGTGATTGCCTGAAGCCGCTTACGCGGAAGATCAGGCGTGACAAGAGAATACTTGGCATTAGTATCACGGCCACCCCAAAGCTCTGGAGGAACGAAACTCTTTAACCATAGCCAAATCTCTTCGACTTCTGGATCAAGAATTCTGTACGCGTCTTGAGCAGCCCACTTACGTAGGCTGTTGGCCGTATGGATAACGTCCAATAATGTCTCAATCGGCTTCCTCAGATAGAAAGGAGTTACATCGAGGCCATTGTGATAGTGACCCCCGCAAGATTCCCGGAAGGGACCCTCAGTGAAGGATTTGTCGCGGTTCGTTTGAAAACCGAAGACCGACAGAATCCATATGAGATCTTGCGCCATGTCAGACGGGACGATCAAATCGTCCCCGTACACGGATATGATGCCGGGAGTTCCCGTAAAATAAGCAGTGGTTTTCGCCAGAGCCCAAAAGATTAAACTTTCAAGCTCGAACGTGAACCCATTGCCCATAGAAGAGAACATCTCGTTACGGTGTAGCTCACCGTCAATCCACGTTACTTCACACCGCAAGGCGTCAAGCAACGTAAACCAACAAGGAGGCAACAACGCAAAAACCAGAGAAGAAGTAACGCTGTCACTGGCAGCACTAAGATCGAGAGTAGCCAAAAGACCACTCTTGGAACCTTCGTACGCCAAACGACGATTACGACTCTGATCATTGAGGTTGATACCAACCCGCTTCAGACATCGGCGAATTTCGTCGCCAAGGCCCTTCTGCATGAACATATTGATGTCAGGCTCTTTACAAGCACAACGATCAATATCCGTTTTCTTTGGAACGGTGAACATAATGTTCCCTTCAACGATCCGGAGATCGGCCGTGCTAATAGGCCAGCCAGGAATGTGCTCAAGGAGATCCTCGAACAGTTCCAAAGCTCTAGAGGTAACATCTGCTTCTCCGACGTACTTTCCCGCGGGATGCGAGACAGTACGGTTACGGCTAGTCGATGCGCCACCACTAAAAGAGCCGATTAAGGCTTCATAGGGTGGAACCTCGCCAATCGTGGTTTCGATAAGCAACCTTGCCCAATCAACGAACGCGTCGAATCGGACCCCCGGAAGAATTTGGTAATCCGGTGGGTAAGTTACGATTCTATCGTTCGTTGCTGCATTATCAGCTTCGGCAGCAAGCCACTTGTTAATGGCACGCTGACGTCGGACAGATGCAGGGTCCGTGTCTTTAGACACGAACTTATCCAGAAAAGCCTTCTTTAGGTAGTCGGTTTTAATCGACCACCCGTGGAGAGACTGAATCTTCTGGATGAACTCGGTTGTTATCGACTCGGTTACTCGTCGATTCGCGCACGGTTTGTGTGCTCTTTTCGGAGTGCTCATACATGGGTATCCCTATGGTTTGAGGTAGTTGCGTACGGCTGTACGTAACCATCAGGAACACGAGCACGAGCCCAAACACCAT